GCACCTGACTCTAAACGTGTTGTGTTTACACCAGCATCACCGTTTAGACGTTCAGTACGGAACTGTTGACCTAGGTCAACTGTTAGATTATCTAACACCTTGCGGCCAATTGTAAAGTTAACACCTTGACGATTAGTGTCGGCCTTGTTGTCAGCGATCGTGTCACGGAATGTGTATTGGATGTGAGCAAAGTTCTTAGCATCTTCTGCCATTGCTACTGTGCCAAATGATAGACCAGCAATAAGTGTTGCGATTAAAGTTTTTTTCATTGTGTTTCCTCAGTTATTAAATTGTTGCAAAAATGCCACAGAATTAAATTCAGATGCATAAATGCCACGCTTTTATTTATATACATAATCCGTAGATTAAAACTTTACTTAATGATCTATTAATAACGATAACTATCAGGTTTATATGGCCCGTTAGCCGCAACGCCAATATATGTGGCTTGATCAGCGGTTAGTGTGGTTAATTCTGCGCCAATCTTGGCCAAATGTAATTGGGCAACCTTCTCATCCAAATGTTTTGGCAATAGATACAGATATCCAATTTGATAATCGTCAGTATTATTGAACATTTCGATCTGTGCTAGAACTTGGTTAGTAAATGAATTACTCATTACATAACTTGGGTGTCCTGTAGCACAACCTAGGTTAACTAGTCTGCCTTTAGCAAGGATGATGATCTTGTTACCATTCGGTAATGTAACATGATCTACTTGTGGTTTAATTTCATCCCAGGTTAAATCTTGGATACCGGCGATGTCAATCTCACTGTCAAAGTGTCCAATGTTACAGACGATGCTGTTGTGCTTCATCTTGACCATGTGTTCACGAGTGATAACATCAATGTTACCTGTAGCTGTTACAAAGATATCTGCCTTGTCTGCGGCATAGTCCATGGTAACTACTCGATATCCTTCCATTGCAGCTTGTAGTGCGCAGATAGGATCGATCTCAGTGACCCATACTTGAGCACTTAAGGCTCTTAGTGCAGCCGCTGATCCTTTACCTACATCACCAAAGCCTGCTACCACTGCTACTTTGCCTGCGATCATCACGTCAGTGGCACGTTTAATCCCATCTACTAGACTTTCACGGCAACCATACAAGTTATCAAACTTGGCTTTGGTTACTGAATCGTTTACGTTGATAGCACGTAGTTTAAACTTATTAGCTTTTATTGCTTCGTTGATTTTGTGTATGCCTGTAGTTGTTTCTTCTGTTACACCACGGATGCCTTCTAATAGATGCGGATGTTTTTCATGGATATACCACGTAAGGTCATGACCATCATCAAGCAACATATTTGGCTGCCAATCGTTTGGACCACTTACTGTCTGTTCAATGCACCACCAGTATTCTTCTTCTGTTTCGCCTTTCCAAGCAAATACAGGGATACCTTGATCAGCTAGTGCGGCGGCGGCGTGATCCTGTGTTGAAAATATGTTACACGAACTCCAACGTACCTCTGCACCTAATGCTACAAGTGTTTCTACTAACACTGCTGTTTGGATAGTCATGTGCAATGACCCAGAGATACGTGCACCTCGAAGTGGTTGAGAATCTTTATACTCATCTCTGACTGCAATCAGGCCTGGCATTTCTGTTTCAGCGATTGCGATTTCTTTATGGCCCCATGCGGCCAAACTTATATCTTTTATTTTATAATCCATGTTAATCCTTGTGATGTTGCCAAAGTTGATCAGTACCACCTAGGTGACCCCAATCACTGTCTACTATCATTCTACTGCTGATACCGCCGCGGGGACGATATTCAATTTCTATACGAATACGATCTGGTTCATACACTGCTTTAAGATCTTTATACATGACATCTAATGCACGTTCATAACTCAAACGTGTATCTCGATATTGGAATATGTATTGCTTAAGACTTTTTAATTCAATAGTCTTGTCCTTGCCATAAAACCAGATAGTAACGTCACCGAAGTCTGGTTGATTGGCACCGCCCAAGAATGTAAATTCTGGGATATTGATACGTTGCTCATATCCTCTAGCGGCATTGGGTAGACTTTTTAATATGCCGCTGTCTATACTGTCCCAAAGTTTCTTTTCACTCATTCTGGTGCTGGGCCTCTGCTAGGTTTTTGACTTGTTGCTGGGTCACTGAATTTACGATTCTTACCTGCAATTAGTGCTGCTTCTGCGGTAATCATCAGATTAAGAAAAATTCTACGTTGATGTTTGTCTAGAATACCAACGGCTAGTTTTTTAGTTGTCTTTGAAAGGTTGAAACTACTGTTAGTTTTTGCCATATTATATCCTTATCTGAGTTTATTTAAATATTCTTGACCAATTTTCCCTTGATCAATTTCGCATAGTGCTTCGACTACAGGTTTATTTACGTGTTTAGTACGACCACCTTGCTTTTCAGCAAAAGTGCGTTCATTGGCAATTTCTCTAGCACGTGTAGCGCCAGCCAAAATCATTTTATAACGACTGCCTTCAAATACGCTTACGCAGTTATCGATATTATATCGTTCTACAGTGTTTACGGTTTTTACTGACATTGATCTACTCCATTAGTGATTGAAAATACAGTTAATTATAACAGATTGCAATACAAAAGTCAACTATTTACTGACGCGGAAACTTACCGTTCCTTTGACTGGATTACTTGCACTTCCTTTGCTTTCTACACTTACTATACCATCTACTTTGGCTGGCCATAATACATAGGTTTCAAGTGTACCTAGTTTGGTACCTTGTGTGTATATCTGAACAAAATTTTCACTTAAAATTTCTAACACACAGGCTTGGAAATTTTTAATAGCACCAGTGTTAACTATACGCATGACTTCTTTAATAGTAACATAGTGCAATATCCCACCCGGTGTTGTTTCATCTGCCAGTTTGCGTTTGAATACAAAACTGTTAACAAATTTCTGCATTTTTGCTGGTAATGGTTTACCTTGTTTACGGCTGGCATCTACTGCGTTCACTGTAGATGTAATATCCCATGGTAACATTTTTATAAATTTTTCGTCGATAGCATCCGGGTATTTTTGTGCTATATAATTCATTAAATAGAATGGTTGTTCGATAGCTCCAGTACTCTGACATAACAAGATAAATTCCACAGCGTCTTTATATTGACGACGTTTTTTTAACTCTTCTGGGATTTTAAGTCCGCTGATTGCTGGAGCTGCACCACCTGCTGATCCTTTGCTACTCATGTATATAGTATGGCCTGTTTTACTGTCTTGGATAGCAAAGCTGTCTGCTAGAGGGGTATTACTTTTACTTGGGAAATATAAGGTACTTGTACCTAGATCATTACCAATGAATTTTAGGAATGCTTCGCGTTTAGGAAAGTCTGCTGTTCCTTTATACATAGCAAGGATACCTAAATATTCTCCAGCATAATCTACTAAAGCACGCATCTGTGCGCTGTTAAGACCTTCTGGGACTTTAGGATCTTTACCTGAGTTAATTTGTTTAGCACAGCTGATGATCGCTTGGCCATATGTACCTAGTGCGTTTAGCTGTTCACTGGCGGTAATTTTGTTATACAACTCTTTGACTTTGAATGCCCCGGCACGTTGTAGATCTTTAGCTGTAGCTAGATTAATGTCTTTAATGTCTGTGGTTTGAAATACCTGTGGTGGTTTAACTGGTAAACCCTCTTTACCTGCGGTATCGCTGACATCGACGTTTTGCCCTTGTGCTTGGGTGGGACTACTTTGTCCACCAAACTCAGTAGTTTTTACTAGTTTGCTGGTACTGATAGTTTCACCATCAACACTGCGAACCAGTAATTGTCCTTTACTATTAGGATCTAATAGGAATTTTTTAAGTTGTGGTAGTTGCTTTTTATCAATGATAAAGTCTCTACCATCTTGTGTCACGAACGGTGATCCTGCTTGGACTTTGTGTATAAAGGCAGCTACTCTGCTTTGATATTTTTTAATCTCGCCTGTAGCAAGATTACCTATTTCTGTAATAAACTGATGTGCTCGCATGATACAGTATTTATCTACGTTCTATATCTTGTTCAGTGCAGTCAATACCATACTGGATTTCGACTATTTTACAGGGTGTATCGGTGGGATTGTGTAGTTTATGCCAACATTCAGCTTTGATCGTAAACTGATCGTGTCGTTTAAGTCTAATGTGACTTTTAGTAGTAGCATCTTCAAAGTCCACAGTACACGCACCTTCTGCTACATGCCAGTGTTCATCACGGTCATAGTGTCGTTGCATGGTTAAACTCTGGCCAGGATTTATCGTAAGTTCTTTGACCTTAGTACCATCAATTTCATGCAATACACGATAGTATCCCCAAGGACGTTCGGTCTTGGGTGCTTTCCACTCTTCCAATATCCAACTACTGCTATTCTTCTTATTTTCACCGCCGACGCCAAATACAAATTCTACATCGGGCTCTGTCATTTCTGGAATATTATCTGATGTGCGATCGCCGCCATTGGCAAATATAATCTGGCTATTAGGATACAGATCTTTGACATTGTGTATAGCTTCTAGAGCAGAATCATCATCGTCATTAAATAGGATACAATGATCTACCATGCGGAGATTTTCAATGATCTGCACACGCTCATAGCTGGGCATGAACTCGCGGCCTTTCTTGCGGCGGAGCCAGCTGTCACTGTTTACCCCGACTACTAGAATATCTCCTAGTCCTTTAGCCGCGCGGAAATATTCTATATGTCCAGAGTGTAGTGGGTCAAATCCACCAGTGACTAGCACAACTCTATTCACCATGTTTATAACTTTTTCTAGTAGGAGGTGTGCTGATTATTTTTTTTGGTTTAAGTAAATTGGTTTCTTTAGTTTTGGGACTAGCTTGTGTAAGGGTACTTTTATCTGATTTAATAGTTTCTTCATTAAACGTTCCCGTGAATTCAGTTGGTTCTGGAAATTCAATACTTCTACTCTGATAGTCGATAAAGTAAAGTTCTTTGTTCAGCCAAGGCATACATATTTCTTCTTGTCTTAAGAAACCGTTAGAATTCACGCTATCAACTATAGTAGGGTGTAATAGGTTTTTATCTATCAAATCATACCAAGTAGTAGTCAATGGATCCATTGGTGGTACATCAGTTTTATATACAGCTACGTTTATCCAAGGATCCTGGAATTTCTTAAGCAGATATGCATCACGGCAATCAAACCCATTTACCGCCAACATGTAAATTAAATTGATAGGATTATAATGAAAATAACATCCGCTATAACCTCTGCTGTAATGTTTGTCATATTCGATTCCTGTATGCTGTGGGACACTTAGCAACAACATACCATTCATAGTCATATAACTATTCCATAACCGGATAGTTTCTAGAGGATTTATGCTATACTGCAAACTGTCATGAGCCCAGATTAGATCTATACTCACAGGAAATAAGAACTGTCTATCATAGATGTCATGTACTTTATGAATATTTTTTAGATCTGGGACTTGTCTCAGACGATCAGCATTATTGTCAACAGCAAAACAATTAAAATTATAAGGTTCTGGTGGGTCATTATAATTTTCTAATGTTGCCCACCAAGTGATATCTTCACCTGTACCACATCCTAGATCCGCTACATGTCGTATACTAGACAAAAAATCATCATATTGTTGTATGGTTTCTAAGATACTTAAACTATGTCTAGCCAATTGAAGCGTCCTCCATGCCTGCTGTTCTTAAGCGTGTTACATGTCCTAGCATGAAGTTCTTAGATTCTAAGCCTTTCATGATACCTAACCAACGATTACGCAGTAACGCTACTTCGTTGATAATAGTTTCAAAATCAATAACTTCATCCTCACCATCGACATATTTTTCTACGTCACGGCTTGTCAGGGCACGTTGATAGTTTTCTAAGTATTTCTTAAAGTGTTTAGTACGTATCTTGCGTAGTTGAATATTTAGATAGTTGAGAACCGCTTCAATCTCTTGTAGTTGATTAAAACGGCGTTCTGTAATACCAGGCAGGCCAGCAAGATTCTTTTCTATGTTACCATAGACCCCAACTTCTGTTTTGGCACTATCCAGTTCTTTTTCATAATGATCTATGAAATCAGGAATACTGCCCAAACTTGCAACTACACGACTATACCACATTAATAATCATCACCGTCATTTTCTTCATCAGCGATCGCTTGATCTTCTTCATCGCCGAGATACTCTTTAACAGCACGACCTAGATAAGCATCAGTGCCGCCAAAAGTTTTAAGTTCACTTTCAGTGATATTGTGATCGGCCGCAACGCTGATAACGTGATCTGCGGCCGCTTGGCGATCCTTGGGATTGATATACTCTTTACAAGTAAGCCAAACTTCACTGGCAATATCTAATTCAATACTCATTCTGCTGTCTCCTTAGTAGAAACTTTAACTTCTTCAACTTCTTCTGTTTGTTCAACTGCTTTTGATTCAGTACTTAGCAAGTTAACATTAGATGATAATTCTTTCATTACTTTGTCTAAACAACCGTCTTCGTTACGTTCCCATGCTTTGCGGAATTGCTTAATAGTCGTTTTATTAGCAAAAGTGTAAACTAAACTGTTACCTTCTTTTGCCAGTAAGCTCTTAGCTTCTAACATGTCTGTTAAGCCGCTGTATGGACTCATACCAGTTTCATATGGAATCTCTACTTGCACTGACTCAAACGGTTTAGCATAACGTGTTTTCATAATCTTACAAGCAGCACGGATGCCGTTAACCGTTGTAGTCTTATTGCCGTCAGCGTCTGTTTTAAGTTTAAGTTTACGCATGGCTACCACGATTGAACTTGCGTAGATAAAGCCTTGACCGCCACTAATCTTATCATCTGGATCAAACATGTCCTGACTAGCGTATGTGTGATTAGTACAAACTAATCCAAGATTCAATGTACCAAACATGTTCACGCAGTTACGGACCAATGCTGTAAGTGCTTTAGGTTTACGGCCCATATCACCTTTCATTTCACCCGCTTCAAACTGGTTTACGTCGGTTGGAGTTAACATCATACCTAGTGAATCTAACACGAACAGGACCTTTGGGCGATCCTCTTCTGGCAGTGTGCGATACTCTTTAACAAAGTCACTGATAACTTTAGCTACATCATCGATCATAGCCATGTTAAGTTTTAGTAGTTTGTCTTCTGTAGTATCTACACCAAGTGCGTGTAACCATGCTTCATCAAGTGCGTTTTCTGTATCGATCAAGATTACATAAATGCCTTGTTCTTGTGCGTGACGCACGATATTACCACTACAGATAAAACTTTTACCAGCGCCTGACTCTCCTGCAAATACAGTTACTTTACCCATCGGAATTCCTCTTTCAAAGTTACCAGATAGTAAGTAGTTTAATGTGTAGTTGCCGGTGCTGATCCAGTCAGTTGGATCGTTAAAGCCAATTCCTAAGCCTTCAATACTTTTGGTAATTGACTTCCTAAATTTTGAAATGTCAAATGGTTTTGCCATAATTAGATATCCTTTTTAATTACTTCGTATATTAGTTTTGCTATTTTTATATGTCCATCCTCTACCGGATGTCCTTCTACCAGTTCACAATCATTTACAAGAGATTGATAACTTTTGTCTGATATAAACATATTATAATTTATATGTTTGTCTAAATCAATTATTTTTTTATATTTTTTAGCTATATATTCATCGTCCATTTTAGAAAATATATCACCCATTTTTAAAATATCTTTAAACCATTCGTGAGATGGATTTTTATTGAGATTATCGTTAAATGTATCCAAAAAGTATAATTTAGTCGATTTTACCTGTGCAACACACTGTAAAGATAATATATGTCTCAATAAATTACTATATTCTAAATAAGGATTCCAATGTTTCTTAATAAAGAAAGCTACCTCTTTTTGATGTGGTAGGTATTGATGTATTCTACCCGATTTAATATCACCTAATTCAAATCTAGCCCATGAAGTTAAACATATTATGGCTATCTTAGGACTATTATTTAATATATAATCAAAAGTTCTTCTATATATCCTGTAATTGCTAGATGCTGTTCTTGCATCGTTGAATACTTCTGTAGAAGATAATTTAGACAATAAATGAGGCCAGCTGTGATTTCTGTGCCCAAAAGTTCCCTCTAAAGGCCAACCAGACGTCCAACTGTCCCCATTTACATAAATCATGTCTATTAAGATGCTTTTGAACGGTTACGTATCATCGCTAAAATATCTTCAGCACGTGCTGTTCCACCTGCAGGTGGTGTCGCAACTGGTGCTGTAGGAGCCGCTGGTGCAGCCTCTGCGATCACTGGTGCTGGTGTATCTTCAATTTCATGGACATCACCGTGACCATCAACTGTTAGTGTAGGAGCAGCTGATTCAGCTGAGACGATCGTTACGCCTCTTGGTTTGTAATAGTTACCCCAACGTTCTGCGTCATATGCTTGACCGTCTACACTGGCTTCAAACATTTCTTTCATGACTTTTAATTCAACTTCGCTTGGTTTCTTAGGTAAGAAATCTTTCAAGTTGTATAAGCCATGCGTTTCAATGGCTGCAGCTTCTTCCGCTGTTAGTGCAGATTCTTTGCGTGACCATTTACTAGTTGAGTAGTCAGCATAACCACCTTTTGATGTTTTAGTAACTGTAAAGTCTAAACCACCTTGG